AGGGGGCCGGGCATTCAAACCCCCGGCCCCCGAGTGGGCAGAGTAGCAGTAACGCCCTACTTCAAGAGAAAGTTGGAATCATGGCCGGTATGGAGTCCCTGGGGCGACTGATCAACGTTGTCCCGAACGCCATCTCCCACCCCTTCAAGCTGCGCGGCGCCTCGGTGGCTGCGATCGTGACGATCGGCGCTGACGCGGTCGTCACCATCAAGGAAGACAGCACGTTCGGCGGCTCGTTCTCGACGACGCTGGCCGTGGTCAAGACCATCTACTGGTCCACGGCCTCGGACGGCACGGCGGGCTGGAACAAGCTGATCGTCTCGAACCTCGGCACCTGGACACACGGAACCACCACCGGCCTGACCACCGCTGTGGTCACCGTCGCGCACGTGTTCACCTCCGAGCTGTCCGACCCGAACGACTACCTCAAGATCACCTGCACCGGAACCACGCCGGTCTGCTCCGTGATCCTCTCCGACCTGGTCCACCAGCGTGGCCCGGCCAACCTGGAGATCCTGGGGTCCTGACGTGAGTGCTCTTCTGGGGTACACAACCAAGTCCCTCGCCCCGTACAAGGGCATCGGACTAGCGAACAACGTTGCCGTCCAGTCAGCCAAGGTTCTTCCTGCCACGGCTACCGGCACGCTTTTCACCGTGACCGGCACGGTGGTCGTCCTCGGGCTGATCGGCGTCGTGACCACCGCGTTCTCCGCCACCAGCGTCAACGTTTCGCTGGGCATCACCGGGTCGAACGCCGCACTCGCGGCCAACCCGTCGGCGGCATTTGGCGTGACCGCAATCGGTAGCCTCATCCAGCTGCCGGCCACCCTGGGCGGCGTACTGCCGGCCGCAGTTACATCCAAGCAGTCGGCGGCTGCGCAGGAGTACTTTATCCTGCGAGGCACCAACGTGACCGTCACGACCGACGCGACCAACACCGGCGCCCTGACCTGGATTCTCGTGTGGAGCGCAATCTCCCGCAAGGTTCCCGGCGCGGTCACCGCCCCGTAAGGAGAACCTGGTGTCGGTAGTCCCCAAGCCATCCGAACTGTTCGCAGCGTATTACGGCGCGATTGTCACCGGCGGGGCCAAGACGTTGCCGGCCAGCACCAGCGGCGACATCTTCGCTGTTTCGGGTGGCCGGGTGATCATCACCAGCCTTACCGGGGTGGTCAGTACCGCAATCCAGGCGCAGGCCACGACGCTCTCGGTCGGCAACAAGCCGACCGGGGGCTCGTCAGCCACCGCGACGCTCTGCGCCACAGCCGACCTTAACAACAAGCCGGTCGGTACCAGCCTCGCCGTTCCGGCTGCCAAGGCGAGCGCGCTGATCGTTAGCGGAGCGGACGGCACCCTAGTTTGGAACGGAAGCTCTGGCGCCCAGGGCATCCCGTTCGCGAGCGGCGGCCTGGCACTTATTCCGGCCGGAACGATTCAGGTCACGACAGTCGCCACGAGTACCGGGGCGATCACCTGGTCTGTGACATGGATGCCGTACGATTCTGGCGCCACCGTTACGGCGCTGTAGGAGGGGTCATGGCAAGGATCAGCAACGCAGAGGTGAGCAACTTCGACCAGAGCAAGGAGCTGGCTGTCATCACCAAGCAGTCGCTCCCGCTCTACTGGCCGAAGGTCAGCCGACCCAGTAAGTAGGAGGCAAGCCATGTGGGATTGCGAGCACTGCGGTTGCCAGGCGATCGCCGGCACCCTAACCGAGTGCCCGGTGTGCCGCACCCCACGGGACGAAGACGTGTCTGCGGAGCCGCTACCACCGAACGCCTCCGCACCCGCGTCCACCGCCGTGGGTGACCGGGAGGCTCCGCAGACACCCCCAGAAGAGATCGGCGCTACCGAGCAAGGAGAATGGGGTGCCTAGGATCAGCAGCCAGGGTCCGAGTAACGACTCAGAAGAAAGGTATGATGCGCTACGTCGTGGTACCAGCTCCTCGACATCCGGAAGCACGCCCGACAAGAGTGGCACTTCTGGAACGACCGACCGCCCATCGCCTGCCCAAACGACGGACAGCCCCTCCTCACCGGACCTACAAGCCAAGCCAGCATCCTCTACTGCCCCTTCGACGGATGGCAGTGGCCAAGAGACTGGCTCCAGCCCAGCGAGCCCGTCGGACTCTTCGGAGGGCTCAGTAGCGCCGAGGGAAGTTACCCCGGACCAGGTCCTGGAGGCTGACCTCGACGCAGCAGAGCCCGAGCCGGCAGCCGAGCCCTACGCGGGGCTCTCGGGTCCCGAGGCGATGGAGCTTGCCCGACAGGAGTACCAGAGCCACAACTTCGCAGAAGCCGAGCGACTCCTCGCCGTCGCAGAAAGCCGGGGCGAGGACCCGGCCGGCGTCGGCCGGGCGCGCGGCTATATCGCCGACGCCCGCGCTCGCGCCGAGGCGGGCTCTCCGCCTCCGCCCGGGGCCGAAGGCGCCGGATTCAGCGAGGAGGATCCGTCGGCCGGCGGGACGCTCGTCCCGTAGGCTACGCTTAACCCATAACCGCAGAGACGGCCAGCCTACCCCACGGGGTTCTCAGCAAGAAAGCAAGGCAACGGATGGCTATCCAAAGAGCCTGCTACGCTACACGCGAGCAGGTGAGAAGAGCGCTAGACGTACAGCAGTCTGCTTACTCGGACACGATCCTTGATCGCAAGATACAGATGGGTTCCGGGGCGGTTGACCGTCTCTGCATGAGGAAGTTCTACCCGCTCTTTGCTACGTACAACTGGGACTGGCCTAACTACCAGTACGCCTACCCGTGGAACCTCTGGCTAGACCAGCGGGAGCTAGCGGCCGACCCGGCCAACGCGCCGGGCGGCCAGATTGTCACGGGGAGCTTCTTGCCCTCCCCGATCGTGATCACGCCGGGGCAGTACCTGCTCGAGCCGCAGGACGGGCCGCCGTACACTCAGGTGCAGCTTCGGCGGGATACGAACGCGGCCTACGGGTATAACACCACGCCGCAGTGGGACATCCAGATCACCGGCTACTTCGGCTACTGGATCAACACCCATCCCGTCACGGCGCTCACGACGGCGATCACATCGACCACCCAGTCAACGGTGACCGTCGGGCCGAACGGCACGATCGATGTCGGTAGCACTCTAGTGATCGGAAACGAGCGAATGCTCGTCACCGATAACGTATACACGGACACCGCCATCGCACCGATCTCCGGGGCGACAACCGGATCAGCTGCGGACAACACGATCGTGGTAGCGGACGGAACACAGTTCTCCGCCCAGGAGGTCATCCTTCTGGATAGCGAGTGGATGCTGATCCAGTACATCCTCGGCAACAACCTGATCGTCAAGCGGGCGTACTCCGGGTCCGTGCTCGCGACTCACTCGCTGCCCCACATCTTCGCCCGGCGGCAGCTGACGGTGACGCGCGGGTTCCTCGGCACAACCGCCATCACCCACCTCAACGCGGCGACGGTGAGCGTTGATGTGTACCCGGAGCTTGTGACGGAGCTAGCGATCGCTGAGGCGGGCGTAAGCTCCATCCAGGAGCCACAGGGTTACGCCAACACCCAGCAGAACACGTACTTTGGCCAGATCCAGCGCGGACAGGGCCAGCAGAAAGAGACATTCCCCGGCCCCGGGCTGCCCGACCTAAGAGCCCAGACGATCGAGGCGTACGGTCGCAAGGCGAGGACGCGGGTAATCTTATGGACATTCTGATCACGCTGACTAATGCGGGGGATGGCGGTCCTCCAGATGGAACTTCGGTTAGCTTTAAAGACGTGGACGAATGGGAGTTGTCCCTTCCCAATGATATCGAGGACATCTCTTGTGACGAGGCCGGATGTAAGGGGTGTATGTCGGTTCATCGACGGCTTACCGGGCGAACCCATCTGAAACTGATGGCTGACGGTATTGCCGCAAACGGACCGCACTGGATTGCTCCCGGGGAGGTGATCTTATGGAATTCCTCAGGGTCGGAATCAACGTCAGTGTTGATCCTGGCGGATCGATATTCGATGGCCGCTGGGCACCCATCATGCTAGCGTACAAGCTCCATGTCGAAGAGAAGCTTGCCGATGTATCCGTCCGACGGATCCGGGCCTACCTGCCGACCCAGTATATGTATCTGGGCCATAATGGTGGCGACACGGTTAACAACCCAATCCCCGATAATGCCGGGTATCTGGTTTCCCAGATTCAGTGGCACCGGGAATCGCTGGACACGGTGCTCGTTAATGATGGCGGCTACCCGGCGATGATCTATGGCCCTTGGATCGAGGGTATCGCGCCCGGCAATGCCTACTATGGCGTGGCCGGCCGGACGCGGCGCGGCCTATCGCCTCGGTTCCCCGGGTACCATGCGTTCCAGAAGATCAGCTACGAAGTACAGATGGAAGCCGAGGACATCGCCGACGAGATCCTTCCGACCTACCTGGAGATGATGGATGAGTAACTACATCATACTCCCGCTGATCTCATTCGTCGCGATGTTCGCCCAGGACATTATGGGCGTGTGTCTGGTACGCGCCGAGGCTCAGGGCCGCTCGCACGCGGCCGGTAACTGGGACGCGGCGGGCGATGCCTGTCGTATGGCCTGGTTCTACTGTGGTGGCGATGCCCTGTTCGTGAGCCGGAACATTCTCCTCTCTGTACTGGTCATCGGGTTCACGCTCCTCGCCGACAAATGGGGTACCTACTGGGGCTGCGAACTCGGTAAGAAGCTCGACTCACGCAGGGAGGCCGTTCGTGGAACATCAGTCTGAGATCAAAGTGACCACCCATCTGTCCGCCGATGCCATCGCCGAGCTACGACTGCTCCGTGCGGAGATCGCCGCGTTCCGGGCCCAGCGGAACACCGCAATGATGCGTCATGGATGGATGAGTCACTTCATCAAGGACCTGGAAACCAACCCGAAGACCCAGTACAAGGTCCACCTGTACGGTGCAATCTACTGGATCATCAACTTCCCGCTCGTGGCCGCGTTGTTCTTCGGGGAACCGACGCTCTGGCTCAAGTGGGGGATATTCATCACCCTGGTGTACAGCATTTACGCAAACTTCGCAACCGACTACGGTGCGATGTCGGCAGCGATGGCGGCTTTCGGTGGCCAGCCGCTGCCGGAAATTCCTGTCGAGGCCCATGTGGAGGCAAAGGCCAATGAGTAACCTGAAGTGCGTACGGTGTGTCCAGGACTTCCTGGAGTTGCCCCAGGAGGAACGCCATGACATCCTCACCACCGAGAACGCGTTCGACAATAGGGTTTCGGACTGCGTCACGTTCATTCCCTCGTGGCAGCAACAGCAGGCGGGTCCGGGTCAGCTCCTGATGTCCTGCATCGCGCTACCCATCTGTCTGCGGCATATCGCTCCGCCGGACCCCTCTGTACAGCCGGTCGTTAGCCGAGCTGGCCTGGTAACCGGCTAGGAGGGGCGATGACTGCGACCTTTGATGACGCCGCGATCAACCAGGTGATCGACAAGATCGTTAGCTACGCACTCGCGAGCGGGCGATTCGACTCTGTGAACGGCCACGAGCCGAAGTCGGCTCCTGGTAACGGAGTGGTGTTCTCGGTGTGGGCGCAGGACATCAGCCCGGCCCGGCTGAGTGGTCTGGCGGCGACCTCGGCCGTCATCCGGTTTCAGGGCAGGATCTATATCCCGTTCACCCAGCAGCCGTATGACATGATTGACCCGAAGGTGCTCGCCGCAACGACGGACCTGATGGGCGCATTCAGCGGCGACTTCGACCTGGGCGGAGTTGCTGATGTTCGGTATATAGACCTGCTCGGAGCCAACGGGACGAAGCTTAGCGCAGCGGCCGGCTACGTAGAGATCGACCGGCGCATGTTCCGTATCATGACAATGAACATCCCGATCGTCATCAACGATGCATTCACACAGGTGGCATAATGGCTAAGTCATCCGGACTCGGTGATAACTTCTATATTGGCGGTTACGACCTCTCGGGTGACGTAACCTCCATCGACCGGATCAGCGGTCCGCTTGCTCTGCTCGAGGCGACCGGGATCAAGCAGCTAGCGGAGAACAGGATCCCGGGGCTCCGGAGCGGAGAACTTCAGTTCACCTCGCTCTTCAACAACACGGGCACGACCAGCACCCCCGGAGTCCCATCATCGACGACGCCGGTAACCAACGCCAATAACTGGCCCGTGTTCGTCACCATCACTGGTGGCACCCTGAGCTCGGTGAAGATCAACGGGTTGCAGGTCGGTACCACGGCCGGAACCTACGTGCTTCCGGCTGGTAGCAATATCTCGATCACCTATACCGTAGCGCCGACGTGGGCCTGGGCCGGAGTTCTGGCCGAGCACAATGCGCTCTCTTCCCTGCCCAAGACCGACACCCAGGCGATGTACTTCCGCGGAACGGCGGTGGGCAACGCATCGGCCTGTGTCAATGGGAAGCAGGTAAACTACGATGGCACCCGTGACAATACCGGAGCCCTCACGCTACAGGTCGATGTCCAGGCGAATTCGTTCGGTCAGGAGTGGGGCGTCATGCTCACGCCGGGGCTCCGTATCGATACGGCAGCCACGGCCGGCACACCCTTCGACAACGGAGCCGCGTTCAACTTCGGAGCCCAGGCGTACGTCGAGCTGGTCGCGCTCGTGGGTACGAACGTTGACATAGCCATCCAGCACGCGACAACGAGCGGCGGGTCATACTCCAACCTAATCGACTTCGGGAGCATGACGGCGCCGAATCAATCGGCGCGGGGGTCGATCAGCAACACAACGACTGTGAACGAGTTCCTGAAGGTGACGACGACCGGGACATTCACCTACGCCCAGTTCGCTGTCATGATCAATGTGAACAAGATCGCGGGGGTGGTGTTCTAGTGTACTGGGATTCGCTCCACAACCGGCTCACTTCCCAGGCCGGGCCGGAGTACTTCAAGACCTACACATGGACGGCGCCGCTTTCCACCCACTGGAGACGGGGGACGTGCGAGGAGGTCGATTGCGCAGACTTCCGGCTCGGGTTCGTCATGACCGTTGACTTCTCGAACGAACTAGGGCGGCGGCAGCTGTACTACCTGACCAAGGAGGATAAGGACCGCCACCACATCCTGCAGCGAACCGGCCCTTACGAGGTCAAGCTGATCTATCCGCCCGGCAACCAGTGCATGAAGCGGGCGAGCCACCGTGTCCCGCTGGAGCGGGAGCCCTACTACCTGGTGTGCGGTGGCGACTGGCGCGGCAACCCGCGTCAGGTCCGCACCGTCAAGCATGTCCGTGCAGAAGACTGGATCGACGACTTTGGCATCCACCAGGACCAGATCGCCGATCAGATACAGAAGGGATAACCAGTGGCAAAGACTAGCGGCCTTGGCGGCGTCATCAAGGTGGCGGACGCCAGCAGCTCTGTCCAGACGATCACCAACGACGTCACCAACTACTCGTTCACTACGCCACGCAACACCCAGAACACCACCGGTGTAGACAAGTTCGCCAACGAGCTGCTCCTCCTGCTCGCGGACTTCACCGTGACGCTGAACGGCGTGTTCAACACGGCCTCCAACCTCTCGCACGCGGTGTTCAGCACCATCCCGTCGACGTCCGTCATCCGTGCGGTGGAGATAGACCCGATTGGTACGTCGACGGGTAACCCTAAGCTCCCTGCCAACTGCTACCTTACCGACTACCAGATCACCCGTGCGAACACCGGCGAGCTCACCTGGCAGGTGCCCGGCTCGCTCGCCGACGGTGCAGTTCCGACCTGGGGCGTTAACTAACAATCCCGTTCACTGCAAGGAGGCTACAATGGGATTCACACCTCAATCAACAATCCTCAAGCTTACGTTTGAGGAGGGTACTCCGCTTCACGGCCTGACCGTCCGTATGACTTCGTGTACGATCGGCCAGTGGAACGATATGCTCATATGGAGCGGCGAGCAGACCCGGGTGGCCTCGGAAGTCGCGACGGCCAACGAGCGAGTGGCCCAGCTATTCCTGGACCACCTGGTCTCCTGGGACCTGGAAATCCCGGCGGGCACCCCCGTCCCTACCACCATGGACGGATGGAAGTCCCTTGACCAGAACTTCGCCGACCTCCTGATCACCGCCTGGCAGGTTGCCATGGTCTCGATCCCAAAATCCTTGCCGAGAGAATTGAACTCTGGAGAGACTTCCCGGGAACAGTCACTCGATCTGGAGAACCTGTCCGCAAGCCTCCCGAGCTGGACTCCGCCGAACTGATTGTTAGTCTTTGCGAGCAGTTCGGTAAGCTCCCGGTTGGCGGTGGCGTATTCGATCAGCCGGCAACCTTCATCAAGATGATCAGGATAGTCAGCCTTAGTAGAAAGGGCGAGAGCGTTGGCCAATGAAGTTGAGATCAACATCACGGCGCGCGATCTGACTGGTCCTGCATTCGCCTCGGTGATGGCCAAGGTCTCTGCTCTGAGGGCCGCCCTTGACGCGGCCTTCAGGGACAGGGTTCTCGATGTCAATGTAATGCCCGCGCTCGCGAAGATAGCGATGCTCGGCAAGGCAGCCCAGGACATCAGTTTCGGGCACATCGATGTGAACTCGATGAATACCGGGCTAATGGCCCTCCGCCAGAGAATTCAGTCGCTGGGGATTGCGGACATCGCCGACGTCGATGTCCAGCCGGGTCGGCTTATGAGCCAGGTTCAGCTGATCAAGCGGCTGATTCAGCAGAGTGGAATTCCCGACCTTCTCGACTTCAACCTGTCGACCAACAGCCTAGCGAATCAGCTAGACAGAGTCGGCCATCTTGTCGAGACTATTCCAGTTCGATTTGACGTTCAGAAAATGCCCGCCATCATCGGCCCGGCACCTGAGCGTCTTGCGATCACCTCGGGTGATATCGGCGCTATCACGCGATCCGAGGGTGCGACGGTAGGGTACGGCAATGCGATACGGGCGCTCGGAGAAGATGTAGTTCAAACCGATGAAGCCTTCAGCCCGTTCCTTCAGAACATCCTGAAGATCGCCGATGCATCCAAGGATGGGGAGAAGTACAGCGCAGGGCTTGGAGATACACTCGGTATTGTTGCACGTGGAGCTGGAGATCTTGCCGGTGCCATCGGTAGGGGTCTCGTTGGAGGATTCCAGGCACTGGGCCGGGGAGTGTCTAACACCATCGGCTTCCTTGGCGGCCTGATCGGCCGGGGTGGCGGTGGTGGGGGTGGCGGCGGCGGAGGCCTGCTCGGGGCGGCGGCAGCAGCGGGTGGTGCTGGCCGTGCATTCGGGTTCTTCGGTGTTAACCTTAATGCTACCATCGGTGGCATCCGGCTCTGGCATGTCGGCCTTGACCTAGTTTTCGAGTCGGCCGTCGCCCTTGGCTCTGCACTAACCGCCTTGACGATCGGCGTCGCCACGATGGTTCCGGCGGCCCAGGACATCTACACCCATCTGAAAGCAGTTCAGTCTGTCAATGGTGCTTTGGGCAGCCAGATCCCGCCGCTTACCGGCCAGTTCGATGCACTGGCCCAGTCGATGGCTCCGCAGACTATCGAGGCGTACGGTGGAGCTCTAAACATATTCTCACAGAACACGGGGAACCTGGCGGCGGTCGCTCACGAGGTCGTCAACGGCATTGATGATCTTATCGCTAAGCTTGACATCTGGCGTAACTCACAGAAGCAGACGGGACAGATACTCCAGGACGGCGTTGGATTCCTTCACCAGTTCGAGGGGATCCTGGGCAATGTTGCCGGAGCTATCTCTAACCTGGTCAAGGCGGACCCGGGGACGGCCCATTACCTGCTTGATATCGTCGGGGCCGGAGCCAAGCTACTCAACATAGTAACGCAACTTCCCTCACCCCTACTCTTTACTGCCCTTGGGCTTCACTCGATTTACCTATGGGGGAATGTCCTTTCCGGCGTGCTCGGGGCCTTGGTCAGGCAGATTCCGGGGCTCCGGGGGCTAGGCGATATCCTGAGCAATGGTTTCCATCTGAGCATGCTGGCCAATCCGTATGTCGCCTTGACGGCGGGCGTGATCGCCCTGGCAGCAGCGTTCGGTTACCTTGCTGTTCAGGGCAATATGGCGACGAACCAGGTTCGGGGCGATATTGCCGCAACGAACCAGGCGCTGGGCCAGATGAGTTCTAGCCAGGCAATCGGCGCGCTGATCTCTGATATCACTAAGTACCAGGTTGCCTCGGCTAACGCCTTCTCTCCGCAGTCGCTCGCGAATATCCGGGCGACAACCGGATCGGTGCAGCTTATGGGATCCGAGGGGGATGTCTCCCTGGGACACCTGGCGAACACCATTCGTGACCTTGGTCTCCAGCAATGGGCTTCCGCAGCAAAGGGTGCGCTTGATACCGTTACCGGGCTGTTCGACAAGCAAGCCGCAGTCACGCACATCGCCGAGAACAACGCCGCTGCCTTCCGGACAGAGATCGAGACGCTAACCGGATCGCAGGGACGGTTGTACGGTGAGGCCGGGAAGCTGATGGGCCAGAACTACACCCTGGCCCAGTCATTCCAGATCATGGACCTGGCCGGCGTGAAGTTCAATGACAGCTCTGCACTCATGGAGCAAAAGGTCAAGAACCTGATTACCGGGTACCAGAACATGTCGGTGTCCGGCGGTATCCTTGCCAACTCGGTTAATGCGGTCACCTTCGCTAATTTGCAGCAGCAAAGCGGAGTCCAGGACCTTATCTCCGGATGGACAACATTCTTCAACATGGTCTCGGGCGGGGCCAGTACTTTCCTCTCGTTCGCGAATCAAACTGTCGGCCTGTACGCCTCCATGGCTACGGGTGGCGTCAAGCTGAATGACACCAACGGCAAGGTGAGCGCTAGCCTGACCGGTCTTGCCAATAGTTCGGGCAGTGCCAAGGTAAGCATGACCGGTCTGAACACCGCGAGCGTCGCAGCACAGCAGACGTTCATCTCCTCGGCCCAGGCCGCTCAGAGTAATATGAATGCGCTCACCCTCATGGCTTCGGCTTCTGGCCTAGGTACCGATGGGACCAATCTCCTGACCCAGGCGAGCAAGGACTATCTTCTTGCCCTGCTGCCGGCTGCATCTCAGAGCAAGACGATGACGGCAATTCTCTACGCGCTCGCGCAGCAAGGCGGGTACCAAGGGGCGGACAGCTTTAAGGAACTGACTAAGTGGGCAGGGAATGTAGCGAACCCGCTCCAGAACCTGCAGGGGATCACGCAGACCCTAACGCAAGACTCCGCCGGTCTCACCACTGACGTTCAGAACCTTTCCGATGCACTCGGTACCACGCTAAACAATGCAATGGCCCAGGTTATCTTCACCGAGTCCGGCGGCATCGGCCCGATGAACGCACTGGCCAAGGCCATTGACCAGACCGGGCTCAATAGCGGGACGACCGCCGCAGCGGCGGACAATGTAGCCGGGCAGTTCGGTCGTATGACGGGCAGCGTGAACGCTGCGTACGGCGAGTTCATGACGTTCGCCGAGACTGCGCTGGGCCTGACGAAATCTCAGGCCAATGATCTTTGGCAGCAATCGCTTCCTTCGGTTCAGAGGGCGATCGACGCCCTTCACGGCAAGTCGATCGATATCGTCGCTAATACCGCATCGGCATCGAACGCGCTCGGTAGTTTCCAGGCGGAGGTTAACTCGCTCCACGGCATGACTGTCCAGATTGGAGCTCAGGTCGTCGGCCCGGCCGCCCTGGTTCAGGCGCTGACCCTCCAGGGCTATGCATCGGGCGGCATCGTGGGCCACGCGGCCAGTGGTGGCTGGCGCCAGGGCCTGACGATGGTTGGTGAACTAGGGCCAGAGATGGTTCGACTACCCCAGGGATCCCAGGTGTATCCCCACGGAGTCACTCCGGGCTATGCGAGCCAGGGTGGCGGAGGCGGTAGCGATGTTAATGTTAG